CATATTTTGAGATTGAAATCTAGTCCTATTTATTTCTAGCTCTTTCATTAAGTCTTCATTATCAAAAGGATTCCCATCCAGTCCAAATCTCAAGAAATCCCAGAACTGCTTCCATTCATCGCTTTTTATTGCTTTATTCAATAAATTAACGCTTCCAGTTAGAGCATTAACCACGTCAGTAATTGTTGTTAAGTTGTCCTCTATTGCGGCAATCTGTAATTCCTCGACTGCTATTTTTAAATTTCTAAATTGTTGTTCCGGCCCTTTCATTGCTTCCGTTAATTTATCGGCTCCTTCCGTTCGCAGTCGTTCTAACGCAGGCAAAATATAATCAATTGTGACCTTGCCTTGTGCGGCTAATTCTTTCATCTGTCCCACAGGAACACCCATCTCTAAAGCTATCGCCTGTATTACTGCAGGAGTTTGAGAGAAGATACTATTAAAGTCTTGACCTCTTAAAAATCCAGTTCCTAATGCCTGGGATAACTGTAGAAATGCGTTTGAAGCTTCTGTTGCTGATGCGCCGCTTAGCTTTGCCGCCGTATTAAATCCTTCATAAACAGAAGTGATAGTTTTCAACTCTAAACCTATCGGCCTTAAACGTGCATAAATTTGAGCAAATTCCTTGTTAGCATTTGTCTGACTTATTCCGAATTTATTAGCTGCTTCAGTTGCAGCGTTCTGAACACTTGCTAAATCATCAAATCCTTGTGAGAGTAATTTTAATCTTCTTTCTGACTCGGCTCTTTGAACAGTGACATTTAAAGCACTTTGAACAATCCTTAACGCCGCATAGGATTTTGCTAATCCATCAACAGTTAAACGTACATTTTTAACCCGACCAGCCAAACCCTGCATCGAGTTGCCGAGTTTATTTATTGCTTGCTTTCCAATCGTCTTAACCGACAGAAGCATTGAAAACTTAGCTGCCATTATTTCTGCTCCTTATTCATGATTTCAATTGCTCGGATTTCCATTACCTGTAAATCATCAAGCACCGTCTTAAGGTCATCATACTTGTAAATATTAGCCAAAGCTATCACTGAGTCATAGCAAAAACCTGTGACTTGGCCTAATCCACCGACCCTCCATTGAGTTTGACATCGCATAAATAAATCTAATGCATCTTCATGCTCTGGCCATAACAAAAAGTCCTCCTCGTCCTGTTCAGGCAAGATGACACCAAAAGCCGCAGCTGCTGCTTCTAATCCACTTTTAATCTTCTTATTATTTTTAAAAATATAATCAACACAGCCCGTTAGTTTTTTCTTTTAGCTCCTTCAATTGATGAATAAAAAGCCTCAGATATAAATTGTGCAACCCTTGGTACATTTAACAACTTCTTTTTATTAGCCTCTGAAAACGCCTCCTCATTGCCATCGTCATCTTCTATCCCCTCCCAACCAACAAGCACCTCTTTGCATAAATCAACAGCAACAATCTTACCTTTCGTTATTAATTCATTTATTTCTAAAATACGAGTTTCAGTTAAGCGCTTAAATTCTGCTTCAAATTTAGTCTTTTCATATTTTCCACCATCGATTGGAATTTGAACAGTTACAGGCCATTTATATGTCCCAGATTGATTTAGCCTTAATCCCATGCATTTGTTACGTCTAAATAGCAGGGTAAACCCTTAACTTGATAAACGCAATATTAATGGAACTTCAACTCGAACTCATCATTGCCACTATTAGGTAAGGCTCTATAAGCAAAATCCAACATTTGATAACCTTCATTCTCGCCTTGTCCAATTGTTTCTAGTTGCGTTTTGCCCGCAGTAAATGTGATCTTGTTGCCTGCTGTTTGCCCATGCTGGTGGGTTAGGTTTCCAGTTGCTGTTGAATTAACGATTTCATAAAAGTTCTTTGTTCCTAATGCAACAGATTCAATAGAGATACTTCCAGAGCTTGCTCTATTAGTTATCCTCACTGCCTTTGAACTGCTAACAAGTTCTGAATAATAAAGGTTGTTATTTTGCTCAAAGCTAAATGAACTTAATGAACCCGCAAATGAGTGTAATTGGAAGGCCGTTGTGTTTGTACTGTTTGCAACCTTTGGAGCTAATTGAATGTAAGTGGGGCTTAATATTGCTGTTGCTGTTGGTGCATTATATAAGCCAAGATATTCAAATATAAATTTAGGTGTATCCGAAGCCGCCATCTCATAGCTAAAGCTTCCTCTTGCTCCTGTTAATTTATGAAGCGAGCCATCTATATAAACGCCAATTGTCAAGCTATCAGCCGTTTCTAAATTTGTCTCAGGTGCAAATACGTTTTGACTTGCAGTAGATGTCTCTATCAAACCGCATCCAAGGAAAAGATCTTTATAATCTGGGCTCGTTCCGGCTGTGCCGCTTGGGGTTGCCTCTATCGTTATTTTTACGCTTGCATGTGTACTTGTTTGAATAAAAGGTCTAGAACCAAATTTTCCATCAATCGTGTTTCGATCTAGCGCCGTTGCAGCTACTGGTTCAAGTTCAACCTCAGTAACCAAAAAAGCATCAGTTCCTGCCAAAGTTTCTGCTACTCCATAACCACCTGTTTCTTTTTTGGCGGCCACCACGGTTTCGACATCTCTTAAAACAGCCATCTACAAAATCAAAACACTATGCCTACATAATAACTATTTTAAAATCTTGAGCCTATACAGAAGCCAAATTAGTATTTAAAGTTCGATATTTTAATTGAAAAGAACAAGTTATAACACCACCTGGTTGGTCGGCATCGAAGTTTTCATTCGTGCATCCAGTGGGAATAATATCCATTAGATAAGCTCCAAGCGTTGAATCTGTCATCATTTTCGTGTGAAGACTTTCCACTATTGGGTCGGCAATCTCATCAGGTGTATTCCCTCTAACAATCACAGCTACTTGTACATCTAAAGACCAATCAAGGGTCGCTAAGGATGTGGTTTGCGTTGCCGTATCGTTTGACCAAGAGATAAGCAAACAAGGACTCTCTGCTCTGCTTACAGCCGTAACACGTGATCTGTAGATTTTTGTTCCAACCGAAGCAGTACCAGCCAAAGCAGCCTTTACAGCATCCAGAATATTTTCTCTTCTTGTTGTCATGTTTTTTGGACAGATAAAACTGTAATCAAGCCATCATCTTCTTGTTCTGCTGACCTAACTGTGTATTTTACTGAGTTAATAGAAATGCTATCTCCACTTTTTAAAGTTCCAAATTCACTGGTTTTACATCTAAATGAATAATCTACAAATAAGACTTGATCACCAATAGCAATATTTGTCGGTTGATCTAAATGCCCTTGACCAATAAAAGTTCCTGACTCTGCCGTTACAGCAGAGGAATCACTGAAGAAGACATCCAGATCATCACTTAGTGACATTTACTTTTGGTTTCTTTGCTTTTGGTTTTGGTGGACATGCAGGAGCACTTGATGCCTCTTTTGCACGACCAAATTTGATTAATTCTTTTGCAGCCTCATCAGAAACGTCATAAGTTTGACCGCTTTCTAAATGCTGGCCATCTGCAGAGCAGGTTTTAGTAATTGAAATTTTCATAGAAAAAGAAGGGGCCGTTGCCGACCCCTAATCGTTATCAAGTGGTGATGTCGGCAATAGTACCGAATGAGACTGGATTTCTTACCGCTACATCCATAGTTAAGATTCCACGGATTGAAGTAAGAGCCTTGCTGAAGTCATCAGCATCCTCACCCACAGTTATTTCTAAACCGCCGCCCCATGTGCCCATAATGCACTGAGAGAAGTCTCCAAAGACAATCGCAGAACAAACGCCTGAGCTAGATCCCTTAGTCAAGTTAGATGGAACTTGATTTGAGGAAAGAACTCCATATCCATTAAGAACTGCTGGAGTACCACCACGACCAATTGCTGATAGATCGGAGTTGTAAAGGAATGCACCATCACCTGCTGCTGATCCTCCGGCTCTCAATTTCTTGAGCGCTCCCATCACCTTATAATTGGTCAAATAACGCACTGAATTTGGATTTACAGCACCGTTATCTTCCATGACGGCTGTTTCTAGATCGACGATTTTCTCTAATGTGGCAGCACCTCCATTAGTACCCATCGCAACTGAATTAATTCCAGAAGTGCCCATGATTCCAGTCGGCTGACCTGAAGAACCAGAACCATTCAGGATCGCACGATCCATTTCTAGCTGTAGACCATCACGCAAATCTGACCTAATAAGCTCTTCAATTCCAGGAGTTCCCTGTAAAAGCACCTGTCTAGAGTGCTTCTGAATTGCCGCTAGATTTTTCGGAGAAAGCGTGATTTGATCAAACGTACTGTTTGAAAATGTGATCGCCGTAGTTTCAGAACTTAACCAATAGGTAGATCCAACTCCACTTCTGCGTGGGATAGCGACATCTCCAACTAATCCGTTAATTGTACGAACTCCAGCACCATTGTCTCCAAGCAAGACAGACTGATTTCTTAACGCCTCAATGAAATCACCAGCTAAAAGATCAGTGGCAACAATGTTACCTCCAACGTTTGCCGTTCCAGCCACGTATGTAGCTCGTTCTGAAAGTGCAGTGAAAGGTACAAAGAAGCTTTTTTCTGTTGAGCGCTTGTGACCTTTGCTTTCTACTTCACGAGATAGTTCGCGAACATAGCCCGCTTCTCTACTTGACCAATCGCCTGTTAAGAGAGAACGGATACCAGCAGAGATTTTATAAGCACACTGCTCTTTTTCGTTTAGCTCTACAGGAGCAACAGATTCAACAGGCTTTTTAGAAATAGCATCCAATGCCTTTGCACGAGTTTCTTCAATACTCATGCCGCTATCTTCTGCTGCTTTTGCAAGCTCTGGAAGACTATGTGTCGCACATAATTCACGAATAGATGCAACTCTGGCGCGTTCTTTGCTAAGGACAGATTTCTCTGCTTCAGCACGCACCACTTCGAGATCGGGAGTGGTAGACAT